GTGCTTCAGGTCGTAATACCTTACGTCCATAGAGATGCATACCTCTGACGATGTCAGCAAAGCTGTCAGGGTCACGATATGTCTCTGTTTTGTTGATTTGCTCTGCAGTGGCTACTGCTGAACCATGTCCTGCAACAAGTACCCCAAAGTGGCTTGATCCAGTAGCAGTTGCTCCTGTAGGACCATTACCAATTTCAGGTAGGTTGTTTGACATGAACACTTTGAAGCCATGCAAGTTGCTGAAGATCATCCCATTTTTGAGTTCGTCCTTTGAAGATACAAAGTCACCATTCATAATTCTGGAGTCTTCATCTTTTAGCAATTCAGCAAAGACTGGGTCGATTACAAGCCATCTTCCCTCTTTATCAACGTGCTGTTGGTCAAGCTTTCGCCCCATTCTGTTGATAACAGCTAGAGGTGTAGCATGTGCAGCAGTGGTATTAACACCGTCACCCATTCCTCTTGGCTGAACAACAATAGAGTTGCCTGAAGAACCACCGTTGAAATCTTCAGCGTCAACCTGCATAGTTGCAAGTAGTTCGTTTGTAGCAGCAGTTGATACAGCTACAGAACCTGACACAGTATCGTTTACTGTATCTGGTCTTGCGTGTAGTGAAGACTGCTTATACCCTGAAAGGTAGCCTAGAACTTCCTGATCGTACTGATCTGAAAGTCTATAAGCTGCTCTGTCAGTAGCTAAAGATTGGAAGTTGACATGTGAATGAGCTTCCTCAATGTCATCGACTTTAAATGCAAAGTAGTTTGCTTTGTCAACGACTAGAGAAAAATCCTCATCGTCCAAGTCTTGAGGTGTGATTGTTGTGCCACGAGCATACGATTTTACCGTAATTTCAGGCTCTTTTATAATTTTAACAGTATCACCCATCTGAGCAATCTCACCGAAATAATCAGAGTTTGTGATACCTTCCACAACAGATGACTTACGAAAAGCAAGCTGTACCTGTTTGGAATAGATTACTGGCGAAAAGTTACCATTAGGTAAATTGCCGTAACCTGCAGCGGTTGAAAAAGCCATAGTTAATCCTCCTTACTTTTTCAGGTTCACAGATACAAATTACAATTACTGATACAGGGGCTAATTTAGTTCTAGGTGCAGATGTACACTCTGGGCTAGTTAAACTAGGTTATTCTCATCACATTGTTTTTTGTTAGAATAATGTACACTTATAAGTAGTCCTTAAAGGGGTTATATGTGTACATTTGTAGTATATACATAGTTATACATATATTTTTAAAAATGTCAACACTTTTTTTTATCTAGCTGATCCAGATACGTCATAAACAAACTTTCCTGTTCGGATAGCTTCCATGACTTCATCGGCTCGCTTTTCATATTCCTGTGAAGACATCTTTTGTACTTGAGACTCCTTCAGATATGAAGACTCTTCATTTGTCTGAGGTTTAGTTCTCGTTGACTTCGTGTTTGTAGCAAAAGCTGCATCTTTATTACTTGACTTCTTTTTGCTGATACCTTTGTCAGCTTTATATAAGTCTATAGCACGAGAAGCTGCCTTTGCATCCGTATCATTATCATACAGAGCTTGTTGAACCCACTTTGGTTGTTCTTCTGCCCAGTTATGAAAATCATCACTTTCTCTTATGTCAGCAAAATCAGGATGCATTTTTAATAATTCAACTTCAGCTTTTTCCTTCGTAGCTGAGTGTTGCATCTCGTTGATCTCTTTGATCTTGTTTTCAAGACCTTCGGCTTGCTCAAGAGACTTTTTGATAGCTATTGTTTCAACTACTGCTGCAATGTCAGGATATTGCTTTGTCCATGCTTCAATGTCCTCATCACTGCTAGGAAGCTTTATTTGTTTTTTAGTTGCTTCATCTAACTGTGACTTGAGTGCTTTAACCTGCTCATGCAGTTCAGTCTCTTTTTGCTGAGAGTATCTACGCAGATCACCATAACGCTTTTTAAACGTCTTTTCTTCTGCACTGGTTGGTTCAGGCTCTTTGTCCTCTTTTACCTCTTCAGCCTTTTGTTCCTCAGTTGCTTCGCCTTTTTGTTCGGCAAGAAGTTTCTCTAACTCCTCTTCGTCTTTTTTAATCCTATCATCTCTTGAATATTTCCGAGATGCTAATGCCATCACCTTTTTAGGTGTAGCGTCTTTTACCATTACATTTGGTTCTTCCATTTACTTTACCTTTCGTTAGGGCTAACTGTTGCCATGTTGATGGGGAGTTAGGTAGCCAACATAATGTGGATTTATTTTTTACGTGATGAAGCCAATCCACCCTTCTTCATTTTCTTTGGTTTAGCTTTAGGTGAAGCTATACCACCTTTGTTCAGTCTTTGTGGTTTCATAGGTTTAGTGGGTACACCTCCTACGTACATTTTAGACATACCTCCTTTGTTCCTAAAAGGATTTGCTAGTTCTTCTTGACTTTGATACGCAGGGTTTTGACTTAGAGAAGCTTCAAGAGGATTTTCATCTCTGGCTCTTTGTTGAGCTTCGCTGTCCCCAGACTCTTGTGAAGGAACATACATAAAACTGCCCGGACCTGTTGGCACTGCTGTTTTTCCCTTTGTTAAAACATTTTGCTCTACTCTATCTCTAACATCTCTTCTGTTCTGTTCTATTCTACCTAATGCACCTTTTGTAAGTTCAGCATTAGGATTTCCGGGTTGAGATACTCTAAGAACACCCTTATCATCTTCACGAATACCTGACAAAAATGCATCTGCTTTGTTTAGAGCAGGAACTAAAGGTTTAGTCTGGGTATTTAAATCTGTTAAATATTGTTTGTAAGCATCTTTTGTTACTGCAGATTTATCTCTAGGATCAGCCTTTAAGACTTTGTTCAATCTGGTTTCTGCATCAAGTCTTTCTTGTCTTGCTTTTATTGTAGGGTTCTTAGAATCTGCAGCTTTAATACTTTCCGACGCCTTAGAACTAAAGATGTTTCTTATAAAGCTTGTAACTGGACTTAGTATACCTGCTAATCCTGTAGCACCTGCTTTGGATGCTTCTAATGCTTTGTTGACTTGTTCTGCTGTAGGAGCAGTGCCTAATCTAGTTTGCAAGGCAAATCTTACTTTATCATACGTTGGTAAGTTATAGTATTGCTGAAAAGATAATTTTGATTCTTTAATTCCACTAGACTTTAATGCATCATATTCATCTTTTAAATTATTAAATGTAGTTTCTTGTAAACTTATAGGTGAACCATCTTCTTTAAATAGTCCATAGTTTGCATCCATTATGTCTGTATCTTGTGCAGTTTCAAATCTAGGTTGAGGTTGAGCAAAAGGATCAGGCTGTGCTTCACCAACGCTAGGTCTATCAGAGCCACCTCTATCATCATCTGTTGTTGTGGTCATTCTAGGTCTAGCACCTATCTGTTCTTCTGTAGGACTATCATCTACAACGTATCCCTCTGGTAATGGGAACATAGGCTCGTCCCCCTCAAACGGATGCATTTCAAAATCATCTGGATTGTTTGGGTTAACTACCTTTTTAAGTGTAACAGATCCACGAGTAGGAGCAGTCTTTAATGAGTCTCGTATTTCTTGCTTCTCTTCTTCCGTATACTCTGTCGGCTGTGTACCTGCCGTCACCTGACTTGTAAATCGTGGATCACTAAGCAGTCCTCCTGTTTGTAGTCCTACTGCACCACCTTCAGCCTTTTCTTCTTTCTCGTCATCATCTTCTTTTTTCATCTCACCTGATATAACAACTAAGTCAGCCATACCAAATGGAAGATCATCTGGTATCTCAGCTTCGTCTGGGTTGCCAAGCTGTCCCATCTTATCCATCATCTTCAAGCCTTGCTTGGCATCTTGACGCATCTTCATCAATGTTTCAAGACCAATGTATCGCACAACATCGGCAGGAAAAACAAACTCACCTTCACTGAGCATTGCAGGTATATCATCTGCAACTTCTTCTTTTAATGAACCTGACGGTACTTTGTTGCCTGACGTTGGTTCTGTTTCACCACCATCGTCCTGCATGCCACCTTCTTGCATGAAAGCCATTTTCATTTGTTCCTGCATCACTGCTCCTCCTTGATTAAAATTTTTTGCTTTGTTTAAAGC